CGGGCCGTACCCACGGCCATTGATCACGTACGTGCCGCTGTTGTCGGTGAAGGTCAGCGCGATGAGGTACTGCGCCCAGGCGTCGTACACGATGGCCGTGTCGACGACGATGTCGAAGGTCGTGCCGGCCGTCTTGGAGTGCACGCTGAACGGGATCACGTTCGGGCTCGGCGCCGAGTGCATGCCTGCGAAGGGCAGCGCGACCGGGTTCGGGCTGAAGTCGCAGCGCGCCGTCGTCTGGCCGGTGCCGTTGTCGAAGATCTCGCGCGGCGCGATGACGCGCACGGCCCGGCCCAGCAGGTAGGTCGCGGGAATCGTGGGCAGGCCCGCGATCGTGCGCGTCGGGGGGATTTCGACCGTGAGGTTCGACGGGTTGTCCTGGATCGAGACGGCCGTCGGGCACGACAGGAAGTAGTTGCCCCAGCCGATGCGTCCGCCCAGCATCTGCACGCCCGAGATCCCGGTCGCGACGTTCTGGAACCAGCAATTGTCGATGGTGACCGCGCGGTGAGCGACCGCGTTGAGCATGTCGATGCCGACGCCGGTCAGGCCCTCGAAGTAGCAGGAGTCGATGTTCACGGGGTTGACCTCCCCCAGGAACCGCATGCCAGTACCGCCCGACTCGGCCGAGAGGTTGCGCAGGCTCAGGCCGTTCACGCCGGTCGAGAACTGGAACGCCAGCGCGCGGTTGATGCAGTAGATGTTCTCGATGCGCTCGACGTTGACGAATTGGCGGAAGTCGAACGCGGGCAGCGCCGAGGCGCCGCCCGAGCCGCGACTCACCATGTTGGACCACTGCGAATACCAGCACCGATCGGCGACGATGTTCTGCCCGCAGTTGTTGAACGAGCAGTTCTCGACCGAGCAGCCATCGAGCCAGTTGAAGACGTTGATGGCGACCTTGAAGTTGATGAACCGGATGCCCTCGATGCGGGCGAACTGCACCTTGTGGCTTTCGTTGGCGGTGCCGATGTTGGAGGTCAGCACGCCCGCGTTGAAGTAGGCCGACTCGAAGCAGATGTTGTCCGCGGCGCCGTTGCCCGAGCCGGTCAAGGTCGTGTTCTGGCCGCGGACTATCACGCCCTTGGGCACGAGCAGCTTGCCGAGGATCTTGTGCGTGTGCGAGAGCTCGACGATGCGCGGGCGCGTCCACAGCGTCGTCGCGAACCAGTCCGCGTCATACTGTGCGCCCGCCCAGGTGATCGCGGCCTGGATCGCGGCCGTGTCGTCGGTCGCGCCCTTGCCACGCGCAAGGTAGGGGTAGTCGACGACGCGCACGACGTCCGCGTCATGCGTGCCGATCGATGCGTCGGGGTAGTCCAGCTGGGGATTGAAAGCGACCTGTCCAGAGGCCTTCGACGGATCCGTCGTGTCCTTCAGATCGGTGCGCAGCACGGGGTCGGCGCTGCCGATGACGTCCCAGCGCGTGCCGCTCCAGGCGGCGACGTCGTACTTGTTCACGGCCTGGCCGGCGATGCCGGTCCACGAGGCGTGCGCGGTGCCCCCGGTCGTGTTCGCCCACATGTCACCCGCCAGAGGCGAGGACGGCGCCGCGGCCGTGAAGTCGCGCGCGCCGCGGTAGATCAGCGTCGTGGCCGTCGGCGCCGCGGCCAGGTACTTCAGCGACGAGAACTTGGAGACGCCGTCCCCGACCTTCGCGCGGCATAGCCCCCCGGGCTGCACCTCGACGACGATCTCGCCGTCGCCGCAGACGATGTCCGCCGCGAGCCATTCCTGCGTGCTGCCGATGAGGCTTCGGGTGCGGGCGAGCGTGTCCATGATGGGGTGTCCTTCGGGGTCAGGCCGGCACCGAGGGCCGCAGCGGCGTCCCCGGCTCGGTGAACGTGGTCGACGTGTTCGGTGGGCGTCCGCCGACAACCCAGTCGGGCGAGGGCCGGTCCGGCCGGCCGCCCACAATCCAGCCGCCCCAGGCCGGGGGCAGGAGCTGGTCGGGCAGCGGCAGCCACTCGCAGTCGACGCGGCAGCGCCAGTACCAGAGCCGGTGCGGGGTCAGGAGCTCGACCTGCAGGTCGGTGCAGAAGCGCACGAGGATGGGCGCCGTGTCGGTGCCCGCGATGCTCGCGGCGAGACCCGGCAGGCGCATCTCGACCCAGTCGTCCCAGGCGTTCGCATTCAGCCAGGTCAGCCACGTGGCGTAGATCTCCTGGGGCACGACGAAGGCCAGCGAGATCTGGTGCGGCAGCACGCGATGCCGGCGGCGCTGCCGGCTGTTGCCGGCCTCCATCGGCGTACGCACGATGCCGAGCGCGAGCGCCGCGGAGTGGCCCTCGATGCGCGACGCGCAGGGGAAGGCAGACGGGTAGGTCGTCGTCATGCGGGGAACTCCTCGATGAGTGCCCACTCGTCGTTCGCGGCGAGCGGCGCGCCGCGGGTGAAGGCGGCCGCGCTCGCGTAGATCGCGGGGTCGTAGTTCGACGCGTCGATCGTCACGGTCTCGGCGCCCGGGGTGATCTTGGTCACCGTCCAGTCGGTGACCTCCGCGTCGACGATGCCGAAGGCGAGCGCGGTCGGCTCCATCGTCGAGGTCGCACCCAGGATCGTGAAGGGCGGATCGACCGGCAGCCGGAGCTCGTACGGGGTCGCGCCCGGGGTGACCTCCGTCACGCGCACGGGCGCCCCCGTGGGGTCGCGCAGCTGCACGGCGTGCGTGCCGCTCGACCACGCGAGGGCGACGTCGAGCGTGAGCACCCGGCCCACCGCGAAGACGACGCGCGCCGACTGCGCCCACTGCACCATGCCGGCGGCCACGCCGATGCGGTCGCCCGGCAGCACGTTCAGCCCCTCGAGCTCGGTCTCGAACGTGATCGCCCGGCGCTGCAGGCGGCGCTTGGACTGCAACAAGTCGGCGTGCTCCTGGGCGACGTCCGCGCTCGTGCAGCCGAAGAGCTCGACCGTCGTGTAGTCGGGCGCGTCGGCCGGCTCGAGGAGCGCCTGCGCCGAGAACGACAGCGCGTCGCGGTAGTTCACGCGCACGCCCTCGGGGGTGCCGGTCGTGTCGAACTGGTGCGACACCTGGAGCGAACCGGCGACGATGTTCGCGTCGGTGAAGAGTTGCGTTCGCACGGCCTGCGCGCCGTCGTGGATGAGGGACATGCGGCTTCCCACGGGCAGGGGCGCCGCGTGGACCGTCTGGACAGCCAGGCCGAGCGCCTCCCAGACGGTCGACGCCTGGTCGAACGTGGCATTGAACCCGTTGTGCCCGGCCCAGAGGGCCCGGCTCGCGGCGAGCTCGGCGAGATCGAGCTCGTCGGCGTTGCGCGGTCGCGCGCCCCCGTAGGCCGCGGTGACGATGTCGACGAACGCGTCGGCCGGGTTCGCCGTTGCGACCGGCGCTCCCACGCCGAGCGGCGCGAGCAGGCGCTGCACCCGAAACCGCAGGCTCGAGGCGGCGTCGGCCGCGACGCCGTTCGTCGCCTTCATCCGCACGGCGATGAGGGTCACGTTGCCGTAGACCGGCACCGAGGCCGGCAGCGGAGACAACTGGAACTTCAGGCCCGCCCAGGTGACATGGTCGGCGGTCGACACCTTCAGGTCGGCGTTCGTCGTGCGCGACGCGCGCACCTTGTAGCGGCCCGCGGGGACGGCGTGTGCGCGGGTGTAGCGCTGGGGCGTGTTGTCCTTCGCGGTGAAGGTCTCGTCGAAGGTCTGCAGCGCGCCGGCGTTGTTGCCCGCATCGTCGATCGGCTGCGCCTCCACGCGCACGACGACCGTGCAGTTCGCCAGGTTGCCCGAGACGTCGCCCGTGTACAGCCCCCCGGCAAAGACGAAGTCGCACTCGAGTAGCGCGCCGCGCTGGCCCGGCTTGCAGGTCACGAACCAGCCGAGCCACTTGGCTGTTCCGGCCTGGCTGTAGGACGGCGGCGGCACGAGCGAGCCGGGCGGGGGACTCTGCGTCGCGCTGTTCGCGGTCGCGGTGTAGGTGCCCGACGTATAGGTCGATCCGTCATAGCCGAGCGTGCAGAAGACGGCGGTGCCGAGCGCGGGGTCGGGGGGCAGCAGGGCGAGCTTGCCCTCGACCGAGCCGGCGCTGCGCAGGTCGACGCCCCCGGGGTAGGAGAGCGTGCGCGCGAAGCCGGACAGCGCCCAGTACCAGGTCGAGGGCACGAGCACGCCACCGGCGTTGAACGCGACGAGCTCCTGGTCGCCCACGGCCGGCGAGGTGACGACGTTTTCACGGACGCCCGTCTGGCCCTCGATGACGCCGAAGCGGCTGCCGTGCGCGGCGGGCGGGAAGACGCGCCATTTCACGACGTCCTCGATGAGCGCGGCCGAGGTCTGCCCAAGGAGCAGCTCGGTCACTTCGTAGGTTCCGAGCCCCACGCACAGCAGTGCGCAGAGGAACTGCTCGTTGCCCTCGAACGTCACGTAGGGTTGTGCGGCGAAGTCGGGCAGCGCGATGACGCTGCCGTAGCTCGCGGGGATGGGTTGCCCCAGGCGCACGGCGTTGCGCGGCGGCGCGATGCCGTAGACCTGGGAGGCCTGGGGCGTGTCGGCCGCCTTCGGCTGCGAGGGCGCGAAGATCTTGCTGACGATGAACGAGATCGCCGTCGCAATGATCGTGTTGAGGACGTACGCCCCGATCGAGGCCGGCTCGAGGGGCGCGAAGGCGACAAGCACCTCGTCGCCCGGATGCGTGCGGTAGGTGGGATCGGTGCAGGCCGCGCCGTTGACGAAGATGCGCCGCTCGAGCGCCGCGACCTCGGGCTCGTTGCGCGCGAGCCAGGCGAGCAGCGGCTCGCCGTCGGCGATGCGCAGCCGGTGCCGGCGCGAGACGTCGAGCGGGTTCTGCAGGACCACGACGTCAGCCATGCGTGCCCTCCCCGCCCCGCGCCTCCCAGCAGTCGAGCCCACCGAAGTTGGCGGCCCAATGCCCGAGCGTCCAGGCGACGACGCCGGCGCGCGCCTGGGTGTGCAGCACGCGCAGTCCC